CCGGGGTTAGTAAAGCGCAGGAAGGCGGAATCTCAGCTTTTGAGGTAACAAGGAAGGGATAGAAGATGACCGCTGCCGCTGTCATGACATACGATAGCTTAGTCGAGAATATCCAGAGTTATCTGGAGCGTACCGACCAAGCCACGATCGACAAGATCCCGCTGTTTATTATGCTTGCCGAGCAGGTTATTGCTTCCCAGATCAAGTTTCTGGGGAATATGACTGTTCAGTCCAGCACAATGGTGCAGGGCACAAATATTATTGATAAGCCTGCGCGGTGGCATAAAACGGTATCTATGAACATTACCGTTGCCGGGAAGCGCTATCCGGTACTTATACGCAAATACGAGTACCTGCGGGAATACTGGCCGGATCCGGCTCAGGAAAGCGTCCCCAAGTTTTACTGCGACTACGACTACACCCACTGGTTGGTAGCTCCAACTCCGGATGCTGCCTATACCTTTGAGGTGCTCTATTACGAGCGCCTGCAGCCGCTGGATTCATCGAACCAGACCAACTGGATGACGGTATATGCGCCGCAGGCTCTGTTGTATGGATCTCTTTTGCAGGCCATGCCGTTCCTGAAAAACGATGAGCGGATGCAGATGTGGCAGGCCCAGTACAACGCGATCATGCAAACGCTGGTTGCCGAAGACAAGCTGCGCGTGGCTGATCGTCAGGCCATTGCGGTTGATAGTTAAGGATAGGCCATGAGTTACAACTCGCCGTTTACCGGGAACGTCGTCCAGCCGACGGACGTTTCCTTCCGATCGATCACCCTGACGGCTGATACGCAGCTAGAGTGGCCGATCAACGGAACTGCTACGGATGACGCTGCAGCAAGGATCATGCAGGTTTCTGCCTCCACGACGGGTTTGTCCCTGTGGATGCCTCCAGCGAACCAGTCTTCTGTTGGCAATGATGCGCTGATCCGCAACGTCGGAAGCAATACGTTTACCGTCAAAGATTACGCCGGAAGCGGCACGATTATTACGGTTGCCGCCGGTCAATCCAAGTACATCTACATCACCAACAACGGAACGGAATCGGGTGTCTGGGGGAATATTTCCTTTGGAACTGGGACTTCTTCCGCAGATGCGGCAACGCTGGCCGGGTATGGTCTTTTGGCGTCTGGGGCGACCCTGAATCAAAGTCACCCGTCTGCCTCCCTGATTGCTGCGTATACCTTTCAGGCATCCGATCGTGCTCAGACGTACATCTGGTCTGGCGGTGTAACAACGGCGACTCTTCCGCTGGCGCAAACAACTGGCGATAACTGGTTTGTGTTGTTCAAGAACAATGGAACCGGCACCGTCACGATTGACACGACCAGCAGCCAAGATGTTGACGGGGCTTTGACCAAGAGTTTTGCCCCGGGTGAGTCGGCGTTCATTATTTCCACCGGCACTGAGTACATCACGGTTGGGTACGGCAAGAGTACAGAGTTTGAGTTTGGGGTTATCACCAAGGCTGTAACGGGTGGCTCTTACACCCTAACGGCTTCTGAGGCTTCTAACGTCATTCAGTTCTATACCGGGACGCTGGTTGGGAATGTGACGGTTACCTATCCCCCGGTAGTTAACCTGTATGTGATCTCCAACCAGACCTCTGCTGGCGGATACACGCTGACGGTAACCACCGGAATTGGTGGAAGTGCTACGGCCACGGTTCCTTCTGCTGGTCAGGCGACCCTGATTTGTGACGGGACTAACTTCTACAACGCCAATACGACTCAGGCTGGCGCTTCCTCGTTAAGTCTTCTGAATGGTAGTGCTGGGGCACCTTCCCTGAACTTTGCCTCAGAGACCGATACGGGCGTTTACAGGCCCGGGGCAGGAAGGTTTGGGATCTCTGTTCTGAGTAACTTGGTTGCGGATGTGTCTGCAACAGGCTTGGAAGTCACGGGTGTTGGCACGTTTACTGGCGGTGTGAGTGGCGGGACATACTGATGACAAAAAAGGTATTCGCCCTTGATACGAAGGCCGGGATCCAGCGGGACGGTACGACCTTCGATAAGGACTTCTATACGGATGGCCGCTGGACGAGATTCCAGCGTGGACGCCCTCGCAAAATCGGCGGATACCGACAGATCACAGAATACCTTGCAGGCCCCTCCCGGGGCATTTTCGTTGTTCCAAAGAGCAACTACAACAACATCTACAGCGGTTATTCGGACGGCCTACAAGTAGTTCCGGTCAACAACAACGGCGTGGGAGCCGGGATTACTGACTTTACCTTCTGCGGGGTATTGCTGACGATCACCGGGTTGGCTGGTGGATCTGGCTATGTCGATGCGACGTATATCGGCGTTCCGTTGTCCTATACGGGCATGGGGATGGGTGCGGGAGCTACGGCGACAATTACAGTCAGTGGTGGCGCGGTTACGGCAGTCACGATTACCGGTGGCGGTTACGGGTACACGCAGTTTGAAGAACTGACGGCAGATAACTCGTACCTTGGTGGGAGCGGGTCTGGGTTTACCGTTTTGGTAGATACAACAGATTCGTGCTTTACCCCTTCGGATAACAACCTGTGGCAGTTTGATACGTTTACCGATTCCTCTGGAACTGGTGCGAGTTATCTACTGTCTCACCCTGCTCAGAGTCTGAATGATATTGACAATGAGGTAAACACGCCCGTCATGGCATCGATCATTGGCGGGAGTCACGCCAATCCGATTGGGGTGTTTACAGAGACTGGGGCAATTACCAGCGGATCGCCGAACGTCACTTTGGCTGTTGCCAACTTCAATATCGGTGTAAACCAGCTAGTAACCGGCCCGGGAATCCCCGCAGGGACGCGAGTTCTCTCGGTGAACCTGACAGCCGTTGTGCTCACAGAAAACGCTACAGCGACCCTTGCAGCGGCCTTGCTGACGTTTGACAACGAGGTGGAGGTCTCCGGGGGCGTGGTAACCCTGCACCCGTATGTGTTCGTTTACGGCAATAACGGGTTGATCCGTAATTGTGCCTCGGGGAACTTTGATGACTGGGTGTCTGCAGACGCGAATACGGTCAACGTAGCGACCGGAAAGATCGTCCAAGGTCTCCCTGTTCGGGGTGGCTCAAACTCGCCTTCTGGGCTGTTTTGGAGCCTTGACAGCCTGATTCGGGTGTCCTTTGCGCCGACATCTTTGGGTGTCGCAGGAACCGGTAACTTTGCCGCACCGATCTTTTGGCGGTACGACATCATTTCTTCCCAGTCCTCGATTCTGTCGTCTCAGTCTGTGATTGAGTATGACGGCATCTATTACTGGTGCGGGACGGATCGATTCCTTCTGTATAACGGTGTTGTCAAAGAGATTCCCAATCCGATGAACCAGAACTGGTTCTTTGACAACCTGAACTATTCCCAGCGTCAGAAGGTGTATGCGACCAAGGTCCCCCGGTTTGGGGAGATTTGGTGGTTCTACCCGAGGGGAACATCGGAAGAATGCAATGACGCGGTAATCTATAACGTGCGGGAAGGCGTTTGGTACGACGTTGGAACGGCGTTAGGTGCTCGTCGGACTGCAGGCTACTTCTCTCAGGTGTTCCGCTTCCCTGTGAATGCTGGGTGGGAGCCGAACTACGTTGGCGGGGTCAATGCAGTCACCATTGCCGATGCTGGGACTGGGTATACCGACGGGACGTACTACTACGAGTCTTTGACCGGCGGAACGGGGTCTGGTGCCAAGGCCAACATCACGGTTGTTGGGGGAGTCGTGATCTCCATCCAGATTACCGATCGAGGCTCTGGGTATACGGTTGGAGATACCTTGTCCGCAAGTCTTCCGGCAGGAGCAGACTTTGAGTTGACCGTAGACTCGACCATGAATTTTGTCTCGCTATGGCAGCACGAAGTTGGAACGGACGAGGTCAGGTTTACGCAGAGCAATGCGATTGAGGCGTACATCGAGACTAATGATCTTGGCTGGGTTGCCGGTGGGCCTTCTCAGCCGTCTCCGATCGGAGAGAACCGGTGGCTGCATCTTGAGCGACTAGAGCCAGACTTCATCCAGAGTGAGCAGATGGAGTTGTATGTGGTGGGTCGTCCGTATGCTCAAGAGCAAGACAAGGTGACGGGTCCGTATACGTTTCAACCCGGGACATCCAAGATTGATTTAAGGGAGCAGCGCCGGGAGTTGAGATTGAGATTTGTCTCTAACATCTCTGGCGGTAACTTCCAGATGGGCCGGGTAATCCTGAACGCAGACCTTGGGGATGTTCGTGGCTATTCAGGCTAATCTTTCCCCGCCGCTGGTTTATGACCCGAGGTACATGGACTTCGGGCACTGGGCTGCATTGATGTGTGAGCAGTATGCAGCACAAAGCGTGGGAATTCCGTTAGATCCGGATGATTGGCAGTCATGGGCGGCAGGCTTGCTGGCGATTGATGTATTCACCAATCAAGGTATTGCAAGCCCGTATGCGTTTACCGAGTGGCAGGACTGGGCAGAGTCGATGGTTAACGTGATGAATGGTGGCCGGTGATGGCAAGTAAGCGTAAAGTTAAAGGCCAGAAGATCCGTCGATTTGCTGATGGCGGTGCCATTATTGGGTGGGACGATAACGGTCCGATCTACGATTATTCGCAGATTTCTAGCCTCAATAGCGGTCTTACTCCCGGAGACGTTGGCTATGTAGCGCCCACCTCTGTCTATCTTGGTGGCGACCCTACAGAACCCAGTAACTTTTACACGCCACCCCCGGCTGCAGCACCCACCCCTGTTGCACAGGTTGCTCCGCTGCCTACCAACATTGCAACGCAAGAAGATGCCGTTGCTGCTTACACCGGGCTTCTTAGCTCTGGGTATTCTGACGCCGAAATTAGAGCGGCTGCGGATCAGATCTATGGGAAGCAGTCGGATGCAGATTGGGCGTATCTGCAGGATGTGTCTCAACCTGCAATTAATGTATCTACCGGACTTGCTCCGGGAGACGTTGGATACCCCGAGCCTACTTCTGCCCCTCCTGTTATTGAAGCGCAAGAAGAGTCACAACAAACTTTAGATTTAACTGAAGACACATCTGACAAGGATGTTGCTGTTGACTATCGTGGAAATGAGTACGACACCGAAACGCTTCTTAACGTAGCCTCGCAAGTCGCCCAAAATATTGGGACTTTGCAGGGGGGTGTTTATGGAGAACAAGAGGCGTCCGTAGGCTTTGACTATGACGAAGCCAAGCGCATCCTCGGGCAGGATCCAACTGTTCAGCAGCAAGTTGTTCTTGATATGGCTCGTAACCTCATTGATCAGGGGGTTACGGATCTTAGCCAGCTAGAGGTTAAAGACATTACGGGTGATTTCCGTACTCAACAAGTCTATGACGAGGGCGGCAATCCTACCGGTCAGTGGCAAGTCAGTATTCCAGATTTAGACAACCCGGACTTGGTGACCACAAGAATCCTGACGCCGGAAGAAGTCGCGCAAATCACTTCTGAGCGCGTTCAAGATCTTGATTACGACGAGGTCAGGTATACGGCAAACGACATCCTGTCTGGCAGGGGTCTTTATGCTGGCGAAGATCTTCTGACGCAAGTAGATGACCTTACGGCACCCTTGACGCTTGGTGTTGGAGCAACGTACAGCGGACCGGGAAGTACGCAGTACCGGCTGATTGCCAACCCAACAACGGGTGCGCTGCAGTTCAATACCGTCGCTCAAACGTCTAGCGACATGGGCGCAATTCAGGCGGCACTGACGATTGCATCGTTTATTCCGGGCGTTCAGGTATTTGCACAGATTGCTAACGCAGCGATCGCGTTGAGCCAAGGGAACCCATTGGCGGCGGCGGCGTCTCTTGCCGGGGCTGGGGGATTCTCGGACGCAGCCACCGCACTTCGAGTAGCCAGCGCACTAGAAAGCGGGGATGTGGCGTCTATCGCTACATCGCTGATGAGTAACGCCAACATTTCCGGGAATATCGGCTCAACGATGTTGACCGACACGGTGTCTCTCTCAGACGCTGTAAACGCTGGCAGGGTCGTCAT